TGAATGATATTCAGCGTAGAAATACGATCACTACCCTTCTAAGTGATTGGGGATTAATTAAACTTGCTGGTGCAGGTAATCTAGATTGTGCACCGCTTAGACAAATTAAGATTATCCCATTTAAAGAAAAAGATGAATGGGAGCTTTGCCCGAAGTATAATATCGGTAATAAATGATGTTTGATGACAGTTTTAAAGAGGCAATTCGTAGCCGAAAATATCATAGACCGAATGATTATGAATTGCCTCCGGAATCAGTTTTCGGTTGGAAACAAACATTGATGTTACTAGATACTCATCCAGATAATCATAGAGTATTGAATGGATCTAAATTATCATTTACATTAACTGCAATAGAACAAAGAAATTCGGCACCCGCATTTGTAAAAGATATTATAAAAGAATTAAAATCTACATTTCCCAGTAATTCAATTACCACTCACTTCTTTGGTGGGTTTACTAATAAATCAAAAAGTTTTCGAATCCATCGAGACGTAATGGACGTCCTTTATTTACAAGTATTAGGTAATGTAGAATGGTCTATGTGGGAGCCAAAGGATGTTGAATATTATAAAGATGATTCTAAAAAAAATCTAAGTAAGGAAGAAGCTAATTTATTATATACTTCTACTTTTAAACCTGGTAGTATGATATGGGTTCCAAGAGGACAATATCACCTAGTAGAACCTTATGGAACTAGATTAGGTATTTCATTTGGTATCGAAGGTAATATAGAAGCATCATTGTCTCGTAACGTACGTGTATCTAAAAATGTATAACGGGTATTCAGTATGGTAATAGGTAAATGGGTATAAATACAGCTGGCGATGCGGAAGTAACCGGTCGCATTAAAAATCTTGCTTGTAAAAAGGAGAACACTATGACAGGCGTACAACAACTATTTCCCCGTGGCTCATTTATTGGTTTCGATCATCTATTGACCGAATTAGATCATGTAGCAAAACATGCGAATGATCATTATCCCCCACATAACATCATCAAAACCGGCGAGACCGATTATCTAATCGAACTTGCTGTAGCGGGATTCTCTAGGGATGAGCTTTCAATAGAGGTCAAAGACCGCACCTTGACGGTCACTGGCGATCATATTAGTAGAGGTAGAGAGTTTATTCATCGTGGTATTTCTACGAAGAAGTTTAAACGCACCTTTAGGCTGTCTGAACACGTACACGTAATCGGAGCAGATCTTAAGGACGGCATCTTGTCAGTTGAACTGAGATATGTAGTCCCGGAAGAATTGCGTCCTCGTAGAATCCAAATCGGTCATCACGAGGAAAAACATGACACACTACATACTAACAATCACCAACTACTTACAGAGTCCAATCTCTGAAATAATTAACCTAATCTCAAGATTGGATGAAATCGTTCGCATCAATTATGCTAAGCACAAGATGTATAAGAGCACGTTGAAAGAACTATCTAGACTTTCAGATGCTGAACTTCTTGATATCGGTCTTAGCAGATATGACATTGAAGCTCTTGCGCTTCAAGGTGCTTACGGCCGCAGAATGTAATAACACACAGGGGAGAGGATAATCTCTCCCCATCACAACACAGGAGACTAAAATGAAAATGATAGTAAACTATTTCCAACAAGCTAAGAAGACTTTCACTAATACTGTTATCAAAGATCCAGAACTAAATGCAATGGCGCACAAATATATTGAGGCCCAGACCCAGTTCGCCACTATGCTTCTTGACAATACTGAAAATATGATGAAATACAATTTTGATAAAATGTCTAAAGGAGCTAAAAATGAGCAATAAGAACCCATTTGAAATCCGTGCAGAAATTCTTCAGCTCGCAAAAGATTACATGGACCAGCAGACTGCTTTGAACGTGCAGTACTGGGAAAAGGCAATGGCTGTCGGTGCTGCAACTATTAAAGAAGCACAGGCTGCTAATGTCTATACCCCTTATAGTATGGAAGAGCTTATGAAGAAGGCCCAGGAAATGTATTCTTTCGTTTCCAAAAAGGAATAAGCATATGTTAGATCCAGATCATTCATATCTTCGTTCCATTGCAGAGAAAAAGAACGGCGGCAAATAATGTGGCCATATACCGACGAAGAATTAGATTTTATAAACGGTAAAAAGAAGTAAAATCATAATTTAAAACAAATAAATACCTCTGTGCACAGCATGGAGGTATTTTTCTATGGATAAAGAAGAAACGAATCACCTCGGTCTAACAGAGTTTGATTACATAATGGCCGCGGTTGTGGATTACTGTATGGCTCGAAATATCGACAAAGAGATGTTTTGGAACATAATTAATCATGTTGAAGATGGAAGTGAGTTTTTAACTGCAATGGAAGCACAATCAAATTTAATGGACATTGTAGAGAATCACAATATTATGCGAAAATATCATGGAGATAAAAGTGAGTCACTTTGAAGAAATAACAGATCTTCCTAAATTTCCTAATCTTTTAAAAAGATTAACTCCCGAAATGATTAAGTGTTTAGACCGTCATGGACAAATAGGACTAAACACCATTCCCGGATTTGAACATGATTATACCCTTGCCACCGGTAGTCTTTTAAAAGACTGGTCTAATAAAAAGATAATAAAAGAAGACGGTATTGTTAAGATAGAAGTACCGGATAAAAAAATAAGATTACACGAAAAAGACTTTACAATTCTTTGTAATATTTTTAAAGGCACCGTTTTTGAAGAAATCTATAATACTTTAAATGAAAGATATATTTTAGGTAGGATTAGGATATTTAAATCGGAACCAAAAACTTGCTTAACTTGGCATGTGGATGAAGGAATGCCTAGATTACATTATCCAATAAAAACCCAAGAAGGGTGTTTCATGGTAATAGGAGATGAGGTAAAACATCTCGAGTTAGATAAATGGTGGATGGCAGATACTACAAAGCACCATACGGCATTTAATTCTAGTAGAGAAACCAGATTGCATTTAGTGGCTGTCATAGGGGGTATACGGTAGCTCCATCCTGTGGTAGAATAAACGTAATCATGGAGGTACTATGTCTTTTTACACCAACGTCGCCCGCTTTGGCAACCAAATCCTTTATCGTGGCTATACCGATAACGGTACACCGATCACACAGAAATATAAGTTCTGTCCCACTCTCTTTGTGCCCAACAACGGTGACAAAGAGTCTGAGTGGACTACTATGGAAGGTCAATCTGTAGCACCTATGCAGTTTGATAGCATGGGTGATGCCCGTGACTTTATGCAACAGTACGAAGATGTGATCGGCTTTAAGTTCTGGGGTAATACGAACTACATCCATCAGTTCATTACTAGCAAGTTTCCTAGTGACATTAAGTTCGACCGGTCGTTCTTGAACGTGGCAAACATCGACATCGAAGTTTATTCCGATGCTGGCTCCCCCACCCCAGAAGAAGCAGCACATCCAATCACTGCAATTACTCTCAAGACCAGCCGTAGCAGTGTCTATCACGTCTGGGGTTTAAAAGACTGGGATATTACCAAATCAAGCCATAAAGACATTCTGATTCAGTACCATAAGTGCGAATCAGAGGTTGAACTGCTGGTTAAGTTCCTTACGTTCTGGAAGAACGACTATCCTGACGCTATCACCGGATGGAACATGCGATTCTTTGATATGCCTTATATCATTAACCGCATCGCCCGGCTCGGTGATGAGAAAGCTGCTAAGTCGCTTTCGCCGTGGGGTATGATCGAGAAGAAATCAGTCCAGTTTAAGAATAAGAACATGGACATGTATGACATCGTCGGCATTGCCCAGATGGATTACTATGACTTGTTCCAGAAGTTCGGCTATAGCTACGGTGCACAGGAATCCTATAAGCTAGACCATATTGCATATGTGGTGCTCGGTGAACGTAAGCTATCGTACGAAGAATATGGTAACCTTCGCAATCTGTACAATGAAAACCATCAGCTGTATATCGACTATAACATCAAAGACGTCGAACTGGTAGAACGTATTGACCAAAAGATGGAACTGATTACACTTTGCCTTACGATTGCGTATCGTGCAGGCGTAAACTATTCAGATGCATTTGGTACTACAGCTATCTGGGATTCGATTGTGTATCGCGAGCTGAATGCCAAAAAGATTGCGGTGCCACATAAGAAGCGCAGCGAAAAGATCGATGTAAAGTTCGCGGGCGGGTACGTGAAGGAAGTTGTTCCAGCCATGTATAAGTGGGTGGTTAGCTTCGACCTTAACTCTCTGTATCCAAACATCATTGCTCAGTGGAACATGTCGCCGGAGACTTTGCTTAAGGATCCGTCAGATATGCTCACGGGTGGTGTGGATTATTACCTCAGGTCTGGCCCTGTCATGCATCCAGCACAAGCTGCACGTGACATCGCAGTCGCGGCAAATGGTTCTGTGTATCGTAAAGACGTAGAAGGTGTTATGCCTAAGATCATCGTAGACTACTATGCAGACCGTAAAGCTACTAAAAAGAAAATGCTTGCAGCACAGTCTGCATATCAGAAGACGCCTACCCCAGAGATTGAACGCGAGATTAACCAGCTGAACAACCGTCAGATGGCGATTAAGATTCTGCTTAACAGTCTCTTTGGTGCATTGGGTAACCAGTACTACCGTTACTTTGATCTGCGCATCGCGGAAGGTATTACGCTGACTGGTCAGTTCGTTATTAAGTGGTGTGAACGTGCGGTAAACGCTGAACTGAACAAGATCCTTGGTACGGATAAAGACTATGTAATCGCTATTGACACCGACTCTGTGTATGTGGATTTCTCTCAGTTCATCGAAAAGTTTAAACCAAAAGACCCGGTAGCATTCCTATCCGAAGTGTGTGATAACCACTTTAATAAGATGTTCGAAGGTTCAATGGAGGAACTGTTCAAGCATATGAAATGCTACCAGCCGCGTATGGTTATGGAGCGTGAGGTTATCGCTGACCGTGGCATCTGGCAGGCAAAGAAGCGCTACATCCTGAACGTCCATAACTCCGAAGGTGTCCAGTACGCTGAACCAAAGATGAAGATCATGGGCATTGAAGCGATTAAGTCTTCTACGCCTGAGATTGTGCGGGATAAGTTTAAGAAGGCATTTAAGCTTATGATCGCCGGTGACGAGAAAGGCACGCAGCGCTTTATCCAGAACTTTAAATCAGAGTTCCGCAATCTGCATCCAGAGAATGCTTCCTTTCCCCGTGGTGTTACTGAGATTAACAAGTGGGCGGATAAGCGTGACATCTATTCAAAAGGCTGCCCGATCCACGTCCGGGCTGCTTTGCTCTACAACCACTACCTGAAAGAGAAAGGTCTCGAGAACAAGTACGAGACGATTAAGGAAGGTGAAAAGATTAAGTTCGCCTATCTGAAGCTGCCGAATCCTATCAAAGAGAATGTAATCGCCTATCCGGACTATCTGCCGCCCGAATTAAATCTCCATAAATATGTCGACTACGATAAGCAATTCGAAAAGACATTCCTAGAGCCGCTCGAACCTATCTTGCAAGCAATCGGCTGGAGCTCCGAGGAACGTATTACATTGGAGGATATATTTGGATGAGTAAAACGTATGCCATAAAGGTTAAGATGGGAGATGATTGGGTTTACGTCACTGAAGATCAATTGTCGACTAAGACGGAAAGGGATTATATAGGATTTGGTATGATATATCCGGTGCTATTTGATAATTTCTGGGAAGCTGAGGAAGCTTCGGAGATATGGAGGAAAGACGGTGACCGGACTGATTCCCTTGTGAAGGTGGTAGAATATAGTAACACATAGATGTTTACGACCGATATCAAATGATGTATAATATGAACATAAATGAATGGAGAATAATATGAGTTATAACTGGGCAAATGATATCCGTGATATGCACGATAAGTTTGGTGTACGAGATTGGTTTGAGAAGAACAAAGACAACAAAGAACTGATGGACAAATATCTAGAGTTTCGTCTGTCGATGTGTAAGGAAGAGCTGGACGAGACTGTGGCAGCATATGCAGCAAAGGATCCAGAAGAGATTGTAGACGGTCTGATTGACCTTTGTGTCTTTGCTATTGGTACACTGGATGTATTTGGGGTGAATGCTAGCGATGCTTGGAACCGTGTCCACTGGGCAAACATGCAGAAAGAGCCTGGTGTAAAGCCTGGTAGACCGAATCCGTTTGGATTGCCGGATCTGATTAAACCCTCTGATTGGCAACCGCCTTCCCATTATGGAAACCATGGCGATCTAAATTCGGCTTTCTAATGCTACTAGAACACGAGGGTATTATACTAGATTTCTTCGAAAAGTTTCCCCGATCTTTTAAATCGATCGGGGTACAACTATCTGGCGGTATTGATTCTTCTCTTATTCTTTATCTCCTTGTTAAAATGGCTCAGGATAGAAAAGATGGGGTATACATTTATCCAGTAACAGGATATGATGTATCTAAACCTAGTATTAAACCGTATGAAACAGTAGAAAACATAATCCGATGGATTACGGATCAGACCGGTTATGACCTGATCCAACCTTTAACCGTGGTTCCTTATATTAGTCCAGATGGTACGAAGATTGAAATGACTCGTGTTTCAAGAAAATATCTTAATGAGAGATATCACTGTAAAGCTGTGTTAGATGGTATTAGTTTAGGTGGGCCAAGTGCTAGAGAAACCGATATATGGAATGACGATAATCGTATAAAAGAACTTTATACAAAACATCCATATGAATTTCCGTGGTCTATTGTAGATAAAAAATTCATTGCTGCACAGTATAAAAAATTTGGCATTGAAGAACTTTCTACGCTAACAAATAGTTGCATTATTAGTTCTAAGTCGCCTTGTAAAAAATGTTGGTGGTGTAAGGAAAGATATTGGGCTTTCGATTCATATGATGGTGGTATAAAGTGACTATCTCCCTAACGCTCTTTAAGAGCCAGTTTGATAATAAGACATATCGTAGGATGGATTTCTCTAGATTTGACCAGCTAGAGAAATTACTCTATGGTTTGGCTAAACAACCAAAGAAAGGTAAGAAAGATGCAGAACTTATTTCTCCTGCTGTATACGAAGCTGGAACCACACGCTCAAACAAAAATGTACTTGCTTGGGGAGGTTGGTGTGCTGTTGATGTTGATGACGTCGAGATTAATGGAGATTTAAATGATTATGTTAATTCACGGACTGCTGGCTGGCGGTATGTTTGTTATTCTACTGCAAGCTCGCGCCCTGATAAACCAAAGTTCCGGCTTGTCTTCGAGCTTGATCGGCATATACAAACATCAGATATTAAACATTTCTGGTTCGCCCTCCAATCGCATCTTAACGACGCAGGAGATAAACAATGTAAAGACCTCAGCAGAATGTATTACATCCCTGCGACGTATACTGATGCTTTTAATTTTATTTTTAGTGGCGGCAATGAGCCACTCTGCGTATCTGATCTACTTGCTAAATACCCCTACGTAGATAGGGCTAAGAGTGGTAATAGCTTTCTCGATCGACTACCTCCTGAGCTAGCAGATCAAGTAGTAAACCACCGCAAATCTATGATGCAGAACACTGGAATCTATTGGAATAGCTATCACGATTGTCCGTTCTGGCCTAAGAAGCTTGCTGCAGAATATGTTACTATTACCAATACAGGTTGGTATCACAAGATGTATCAGATGATGGTCGCGATCGCCGCACGCGCGATCGAGAAGGAATATCCAATTACCTCTTCGCAGATCGCAGAACTTTGTAAACAATTTGATAATGAAAACGGTAATTGGTACGAGAATAGACCATTAAATGTAGAAGCTGATAGAGCTCTAGAATACGCATATAGGAACGTATAATGAAAAAATTAAACGGTTGGTGGGTAATCGACACTGAGAATGATAATGGGCTAAGCAATTGGTCACCCGCTGAATGGCAAAATCATATGGCAGAGTTCACGGTAGAATACTTTCTTCCAGACAAAGGTAAGCGTAGAACCTGCATTGATATCGGAGGCAACGTAGGCCAAATGGCTATTGGTCTTTCCCCATATTTTAAAGAAGTTCATACCTTTGAGCCTTGCCCCCCGTTTTATGAATGTCTGAATAGTAACTTAAAAGAATTTAATGTAACGAATACCATTTCCTATAATACCGGACTATCAGATAAGCCTTCCTCTCTTTATTATAAAATGAAATATGATAGATGTGGTACTTCCCGCTTTATGAAAGAAGAAGAAATAGAAAAGGGACACCATTTAGTAAAGTCTAATAAAAATTTCGAATTTAAAACATTGGATGTAAACACGTTAGACTCGTATAACTTTCAAGATGTAGACCTTATTAAGATTGATGTTGAGGGATGGGAACCGCACGTCCTTGCTGGTGGGCTAAAAACCATAAAGACGTGGCGACCGATTGTTGTCGCAGAGTGGCATAACAAGATAGAAATCTTAGAAGAAATATTTAATCCACTAGATTATGTACTATCTTATAAGAGGCGTAGTGATTTCTACTATGTGCCTAAAGAGAATGTACAATGGATCATGAAGAATCTTTTCAATGACCACCCTAAAGCTTCCCATCATGCATTCTGGAAACTCCTGGGGATATAAAATATTTCCAAAATAGGGGGTTTACATTTCAAAAGTAAAGTCTTATATTACTCCTATCAAAGAGGGATACTAGATGACTGAACTTCGTTACCATGTCACATACTACGAATGGCTTTTCAACCGCTATGGGGAAAAGGACTACATCCTCATGGATCAATGGGTTACTGAATCAACCTTGATCGATCTGAAAAACGATAGCCATGTAGATGAGCTCGAAATCCACGAACAAGAGGAGTTTGCAATATAATGGAATATCGGGATTTTGTTAAATCGCTTGAGTCTCTTCCTTTCGAAGAAGCAAAAACTGCTTCTGTTGAAATGGTAAGTAAGCGTGAGGTTCGCACTATTGGTCAGAAGACTGCGAAGGCACAAACCATCCGCGATATCCAGAACGCCCCGAACCGTAATGAGGTGGTTCGGATCATGTATCAACAAATGCTCGCTTCCGAAGGTCTTCGTACCAATGGCAGTGCATGGAAAAAGAAATACGATAGTATTTAATGAAAATAGGATTTACTGCTT